GATGATTGCATTCTTCCCAGAACTGTTCCGAGGTCAATAAGATCATGACCGCAGACATTACATTTATGAGGTTTTTTATCTTCGAATTCCCAAACCTTTGTAGGCTTATTGATTGGGAGATAAGCTCTGATAAGATGATTGACGAAATTTTTTGATTTCGGATCTTCATAGAGCTTCTGGATTGCCGTTTTTTCTTCCGACATTTTATTTTTATTTTAAGTTATACTTTGTTTTTTGTTAAAAGTTTTAACGAACTCTTGATCTGAATTTGTGTTCAATGGCTTTAGATAAAGAAACCCATTGATTAGCATTTTCAGATATATTATAAATCCAGATTTCGTCTTTTTCTTTATTAATTGAGACGATTTTTACAAGATCCCCAACGTGAGTTCTATAAACCCCGCCAATTTCGATTTTCAGTTTTTCTTCCATGTTATTTTATAAGATTTAAAGCATCTGTTAATGCAGATTCCAAAGCCTGCTCGTAAGTAGGATAAACACGATCATCATCCTCATCTTCATCAAAGGCATCCCAAAAAATTGTAGGCTCGTAAGAGGTTCCTCCATTTTCATCATCGAATGGTTCAATCATAATATCCATTCTAAAACCCTCCCTTAAAATTCTCTGGAGAAGGGATTGAGTTGGAGCTGGAATCCCATTGGAATAGGAAAAATCGATCCCTTTTGTAGGTGAGGTATTTAGCTCACCGGAAGGAGAATACCATGAATTAATTTTAAAATTAAAAGCTATTTTTTTCTGAAGGAGTTTAGCAGTCTCGAAACTAATAATTTGGTCTTCCATATCTTTGCATTATTTGATTAAAGTAATTTTATCGAGAATCTCTCGGCCATCTTCTGAAGAGTTTCTTCAGGAACATTATGTATATTTTTCCCTTCGTGCCTATTTTCGACAATAACTGAAAATACCTGATAACCGTATTTTAGAGCAAGATCATAATATGGTTTTAATTCCCTTGCAGTAGTCGAAGTATTAGCAACAATTATTTTCTCTGCATCCTGTCTCATGTGGAATTCGCATCTTCCCAAACACCACTGATGAGCAGCTCCCAATTCTTCTTTCTTCCAGAGATACTTTCCGTCTTTCATAAAGTAATCATCTGCGGAACAAATTGGAGAATCTAAGATTTCGGCAAGGGAAGTTTTTCCTGATCCGGGCAATCCTCTTAATATGATTAATGATCTTTTCATTGGTGCAAATATACAAAAAATTTCTTTATCTTTTCAATTTTTGATAAAATTTTTGGTTTTATTTCTTTCCAGCCAGTCTTGATAGTATTAATATCATCCCAACTAAGCCAAGCACTTCCAATATTCATTATAAAATAATTTATCATAAAGTAAAATAAAATGAATTGACTAACAAGAGGAATATTTATCGAAAGGGGAATCCAGAAACACAGGAAAATATCAATTAATATTCCCAAAACCGGGGCTGCCCCAACTATAATTAATTTATAAGGGTTCTTTTTGGATAAAGCAATTGGGAAACTAAATCCTAATCCCGGAACTGTTGTTTCTTCCCCTTGGTTATTAATATAAGGTATATCCTTCCTGGAAATAAAGTACCATTTTTTTGGATCTATATTAGCTTCGCATCCGGTGATTACAATTGCTAAAATATGGCACAATTCATGTATTAAGATCATGGGAATATTCAGGATGGTTTTAATAATCCAAATAATATCCCGGGCTTTATTAGGGGATTCTTTATTAAGATAATCCCTTATTTCCTGAATCTTTTTCATTCAAAATCGAGAGAGTTATCGGTTCTTTCACATGCATCAATTTGTAATTCCCATTCATCCGGATCAAAATGCTTTTCAAAAAATTCTTTTCCAGCCCGGATAGCTTGTTCCTGAGTATAGAATCCCCTGACATTAGATCCTGGTCTCCATCCCTTATAATTCTCGGGATATTTATCGATTTCCCATTGTTCAAGAACATGGGTCATTTCAATCCTGTAATTATTAAAGAAAGGAATACTCCAGACACTTCTGAATGTTCCAGTTTCCTTAATATTTTCAAAACTTGGATGGGAAATATTTAAAACTGCATAATAATGAATGGCTCCAAAGCTTGTTCCCCTCCAGGTTGAAATATCCAGATTTACCTTAGTATCTCCAATCCGAGCCTGATATATTTCTCCATGCTCATCCATGATTTGAACCCCAGCGCCTCGATAAGGATCGAATTTGAAATCATCTTCATACTCATGGGATTCGCTGGGAAGTTCCTTAGTAAGATCCCATCCCTTATTATTAAGTATCTGATAGTTTCCTACTTTTTCATCGGAATCGACGGTTCCCTCTTTAATCCGAGAAGCCCTTTCTTCAGCAAGCATCTTTTCAAATTCAGCTTCCTCTTTTTCAAGTTCAGCTTTTTTAGCTTCTTCTTCAGCTTCTTTTTGCATCTGACGAATTTCCTCAAGCTTCTTTTTCTGATCTAGTCTTTCCTTTTTATCAATCTGATGTTCTTTCCAATATTCATCATAAATTTCTTTAACTCCTTCGAGTTTTATCCTGACATTTTTCGTTTCAAGCATTTCGGTAACAAGGTTCCAAAGATCCTCAACATCTATTATAACGTTGATACTTTCCTCCTCCCCGTGTTTATTAATTTGATAGTGCCCACCCATACATCCGCCGAGCGTACCCAGATCTTCATCATTGGCACCTGTAACATCTGCTTGATCGTCTGCTACTCTAAAGAAAGCAAAACCAGATTGAAAGAATTTTTCAGAATCCTTTTTATGACGATAATTAAAAAGTCTGATTGGGAGATTGATATTTCCCAGGATCGGAAGTTTACTTACTGAATTTGACATACTCTTTTTCTTTTATGCAAATATACAAAAAAACTCCCAAACTAAAAAATAATTTGGGAGTTTTTATTATCTGCCATAGAATTTCTGGAGTTTCTTATCCTTCGTACTTATTAAAGCTTTCACTGAGAAAAATGTAGAATCGATCACCACATGTTGAGTATAAATGAATTTCCAAGAGGTTTTTTCATCTTGAACAGAAGATATTGTCCTTTGAAGAATATATCCATTATCATTTTGTGCTTGGAGAGTTAACCATTTATCCAAAGCAATAGAATCAACTGAATGCTCTTTAATCACTGAATAGAGATCTGTAACAGACTGCTGCTCTTTTTCCTGAGGATAGTAATTTTGGTAAACACTTATAGTTTTCATCATTGTGCAAGAAGACAAAACCAATAAAATTACCAAAAATAAAAATATTTTTTTCATTTGACAGTTTATTTTATTTATTCAAAAAAGCATTTTCACTCCTGGTTCTACTTCAATAAATGACTGCAATAAAGAAGGAGAAATATAATAAAAACCTATTTTATAATCAGCATACTTAACTATATTAATCTGCCAATATATTTTTTCAGTTCTCCCCTCAGGTTCAAGCCAATGATAATAAAAGAGCTCTGGCTTTATTTCTTCGGGTACTGGAGTATTAAAATGGGATTTTAGAGGAATTAAAATTTGTTCTTTAGTTAGCTCAACATAAGCTCCTCGTCCTCCGTGAACTACACGTTCATATCCAGATGAAAATTGAACACCATCCTTAAAATATAGGGGTATTGGTATCATAATATTCTTTCCACTCTTTTAGAGCTTCCTCAGAAACCCTATCCACGACTTTTTCAAGATTCATCCCATAAAGACCTGCGCAGGAAAAACATCCTATTTCAAGGACAGCATAAATTCCATAAGTGGTTTTTGCAACATCAACAGTCCAGCATCTATCGGGATTGTATCTTTGAGCAGCTTGATAAGCTATTTCTCTAGCAAGCCTTCCATCATTATCATCCGCTCCTTCCCAAACCGAATGAGAGTTCATAAGAACATAATCCTTAGTAATTGTCCCTGGGATAATCTTTTCGGGCGAGGACCAATCACGGTAAAGACTTCCAGCAATAGGTTCACCATCAACTATAACAAATCTCCATTCTTTCTCTAATGGCTCTACTCGAGAAATAAGAACCAAAAGATTTGGATCTACATCATAAAATCCCGCAAGTTTTACACAATCAAAATAATCTTCATAAGAACAAATCATTCCAGTAAATTCCTTCATATTGGAATTTGGTCTCATAAAAACTTTATCTGTTTTGAAATGGTCAAAGATAGTTTTCTTGTGGTCATTCAAAACCCCATAAGGAAGCATCATGAAATCTTGATAATGCAAAAGAAGATCTTTCAAATATGGATAATACATTGAACACTCAAGAGCCTTTTCATTAAGGTAAACCCCGGGGGTCCAAGCTAATTTCCTGAGTTTTCTTCCGAAATTAAGGGATCCATAAAATATGACACATTGATCTGGTCCATATATCTGCAAGCATCTGCTAGCAAGATCGTCATCAAATGGGATGTACTGGAGAACGTGATACTCGATCCCTTTGTTTTTTAAGACTTGGATAAGCTTATCTGTATTATCTTGAAAAACATCTGCTTCAATAAGCCACTTTGGGTGCATAATACCATTTTAAGAATTCAAAACAATAATCATATATCTCTGACATGCTTCCCGTGTTTCCTTCAAAATTAAACATACGAAGCATTTTCATCTTAAACATATAATCTGGCAGGATAACATTATTAGGAATGCAGTTCGGGATCTCCTGGTTTATCTTTTCTATCACAGGCATTAACCAATCCCAGGATTTATGGAATGAAAACATGCCATAAGAAGCTACCTGACGAAGAAATTTTAGTTCATAATTTTCAGAATGCAAAACTCCAAAAAATGAATATTTTTCTATGATACCTCCAGGTTCCCAATAAGAATACTTATAATTATATTCCTCAGCTTCTTTAGTTATCTGAAATCCCATGAACTTTGCCATAAGAGAATTTCCTTCTATTACACGATCGCTTAATTTTGCTATTAGAGTCTATTTTTTACCCGAGGCTTCTTTTTTGTGTTATCTGCCTACATGGTTGTCAATCCAATGAAGAAAATTATTTAATAATTCTTCATATTTTTCAAAAAAATCCTTCATTTATTTAAGTTTTAATTATATCACAAATATACGAATAATTTCCTTATGAAATACATTGTTGACGTTTTTTAACGATTACAAAAAACCCTCCAAATAATTTAGAGGGTTAAAAATTAGGAATAATAAAATATAATTAGTTCATATTCAATAAGATATACATATCTATATTGAGCAGAGATAAGGCATCGTCAAAAGAATCAAAAAATTGGATGATTTCTCTTTTAAAATTTTCACGGCCATATTTTTTGATAGCCTTTAATAATAATTTTCCTGATCCTAGATAATTATCGTTATCTTTGTCAGAAGAATGAACACCATAATAAAATTTTTCATTTATGATGTTTGTAGTTTTATAAAAATAATTAAATTTTTTCATAATAAAAAAGCCGGCACTAAGGCTGCCGGCAAGTCTCCTGTAAATGGGTGCTTCTTAAGCAGCCATTTTCATTTCAAACTGTGCGCCGTTTATTCGCGTTCTGAGACGTTCATCATTACCCTTAGTATGCAATCAAAGCCAAGTCACCCCCAAATAGATGATTGATTAGCGGGCTCAATCACCAAAGCCTTTGAAGGTTCCCCACCTAGGGTAGAGAACGGGGCTGACCGGTAATTCCAGAAACTGGACGGAGGTCAGGATTCCACCACCGATTTTTAGAGTTGAAAATCGGAAACTAAAGTAGTGACGTGTTTTTCCATTTCTGGCCCGCCGACTGTGGAGGTGGCGGGATTCGAACCCGCGTCTTACATACCTACTCTATAACTAGCTTTTCAGCAGTTCTCAGTATTTTATTTATTTTCAGTCAAATCTGTTTTTTCCAGGTCTTTCGTCTGTTTTTTAGCAAGAAGCATGCCGACAAGGGCAACTATTACTAAAAGATCAATGAATATGGAAAGACCTCTTGCAGTAACAACATCCCCCCGGATGCTGCAATTCCTGCTCCAAGTATAAATCCTGTTATAAGTCCTACACCAACAGGAAGAAGAGATAGCCATTTATAACCTTTTCTCCAGGCAAAAATGGTAAGAATAATTTCAGCAAGTAGTAGCATAGTTAATAGTTTTAGAAGACAAATATACGAAAAAGAAAAAGATTATATACCTAAAATGCCGTTAAAGTTCTGTTAAAGCTTCTTTTATTTTCTGAAGAACTTCCAATTGTTTTTAACTATTTTTGCTTTCATCTTTTCTCTGAATAATTTCAAATCTATTTTCAAATTGCTTTTGGGTTCCGAACATTCTTCTAGCACCAAGTTTATCTAGATCCCCTTTACTTTTTTCAATAGCTTCGGGCAATGTCCAGCATTTTGTATAATTTGTGTAAATTATTTCTTTGTGTAATTCTTTATCCCATATTTTTTGTACTAAAAGAATTAAAATATACATATCTTGCCATATAGTATCAGCACTGCCATATTCTGCTGCAAAATTTCCCTTATTACTAACATAAACCTCTTTTTTGGGTTTAAGAATATATCCAGGAGAAATTTTATCCCATGTTTTTAGACCTATTTCCATAGCTTGCCTAGGATCTAATCCTCTCTCAAAATTTTGAGATTCATTTGTAATTAAATCATATTCGGCGCCATCTGGTGTTTTTCTATAATTTTGAACTTGGTCCGTAGCCCAAAAATTTAGATAACTTTTTAAACTGGTAAAGAAAAATATTGAAAGATCTGGATTAATTACTTTTAATTTTCCATTATTAAAAGAAACTATAGTTTTTTTATTTCTTATAGACTTTTTTAAAGCATTTATATCTTGTTTGTGTAATGCCATGGTATTTCCCACAATTTCTGGTAGCATTTTTATTAGTCTTTCCTTTTGAGCTAATAATCCGATACCCATTGTTTTTTTGGGATTCTGGCCCCTTACAAATTGTGCTCTCATACTATTCTAAAATATTTGGACCCCAATTTCCATGGATTTATTAGGATCAATATCCCTTTCAAAATTTATGCTTTCACGTACTATCATAAACAAAAATTCCCGTATAGTTTATCTATTCGGGAATTTAATTTAATTATTTTGCTGGGGTTTTAGGTTTTTTCTTAAAAGCTTTTTCTGCTCCAAAGAATTTCCAGAAGATATAATATACAAGGAGTATGAATATCCATAATCCAGCTACAGTCTGAACTCCTGGAAGAGAATCGGTATTTCCATAGACAATAAAAAGAACAAGAAGGTTTATAATCTGCATCCATTCTTTTTTTAACCAAGGCCATGCTGTTAAGACAGCCCACGCTTTAACTTTTTCCCAAAGTTTTTTGAAGAATTCTTTCATAATTTTATTTTTATTTTGGTTTCTTATCTCTTGTGACAATTAAAAAAATAACCCCCGCAAGTATAATTACTCCGACAGGCCATAATAACTTAGTTAATTCTAAAAATGTTTCCATATTTATAGTTTTTAAAAATTTATAATCCTAGCTCTTCGCCTCCAGCTTCCGGGGCTTCAGTTCCAACTTCCCCGCCGCCAAGTTCACCGCCGCCAAGTTCACCGCCCCCGAGCTCTCCACCGCCAAGTTCACCGCCACCACCGAATAATCCTCCTCCAGCTTCGCCACCGCCTCCAAATAATCCTCCGGCTTCGCCACCTCCTCCACCTGCGCCAGCAGCTCCTCCGCCACTTGCAGCAGCTATTCTTGCATAAGCACGAGCAAGCTTCTTAATTTCTTCATCTCGTTCTTTCTTATATTTAGCATTCAATTTCATATCTGCTTCAGAGAATTCCATATATTTTTCAACAAGGAATTTTGGATCAAAGAAATTTTTCTCTCCAGGACTTCCGTCTGGATTAACGGTAGGTTCTTTAATACCCATCAAAGCATTAACTGTATTGGCACCTTTTTCCGCAATATCTCTTTCCTTCATCATCTTAAAGAAGTTTTCTTCGATGAATTCAAGACCAATAGATGCTTTGAGAATTTCATCATCCCTAAATTCGGGATGCTGTAAAATAAACTGGATCCATAGGGGTTTTAATAAGATCTCCTGAAAAATAGAACGAATTCTGGTGATAAAGTTACTAAATCTTAATTCCTCCCTAGCAATACCTTCTGCACCAGCTCCCCACTGTCCTTGAGGCCCCTGAGTTGGGTCATTGGAAAAACGAGATGAAGGAACCTTAGTTTCTATAAGGAACCTCTGCAAGAAATATCTTAGAGCATCTGTATCTCCTAAGTTATATCCTTGAGGTTGAAACCCATCAATTTCGGTTTGCTGTCCATCTCTTGTTGGAACAACAAAAGTTTTTGCAAAATTAAATTGCGGGCTTCCATTATAAGTTACTTCCCCAGAATGATCGTCTATATTAAGTTCCTCTTTATACATACCCCTCAATTCAGAAAGTCTCGTACGAGCTTTAGCATCTGACTGGGTTCCTATAGGAACTAATATTTTAACCCTCATTTGGGCATTCCAAACGTTCCAAATAATACGTGAATTTTCAAGAGTTCTCATCATATTAAATGAACGAACTAATCTTTCAACGTATGATAATCTGGAAATGAAGTTTCCTCTGGCCCAGGATATGTAAATTAAGTTACCATCAAGTAATTCCCTTTGCTTTCTTGAATCCCCTCGATACTGGATCCAGACACGATATTCGTGACCGTCTTCTCCAATACGAACTTCTGGTTCTAGAGATATTGGATCTACTTCTTTGAGAGCGATAATATTTTTAGCATCATTATCTCCCTCGCCATCATAAATAATTTCGAAGGAAAGAAATCCGTCAATTAAGAATTTTTTAAAATAATGCCAAGCATCATGAGATTGGTTAAATTTAAAAGCATAATAAATTTTTCTGAAAGCTTCATTTAAATCATCAACGATTTCTTTAGCTTTATCTTGTTTTAGAACCCCCTTTAGATTAGCAGTGTTAGGATATGCAAAATAATTATTATCGTCATAGATAACTGATTCATCCGCGATAATTTCAAGAATGTTTTCTATTTCTCCATTCATTGCAAATTTTCTAAGAAAATCTCTTCTTGTAGGATATTCTTTATCAAAATAAGCAATAAATTCTTTTTGTCCATAATCTGTACCTGCATAATTTCCCTGATAATATAGGCCATACATGGAATCAAGCTGGCTCTCGGCAATACCTATGGATTTTGATTGCTTAATAACCTTTTCATCCCATCTCATTCCAAGAGAGGAGAGATTACGTATATTTTTTTGGATATTTTTGACAAAGCCCAGACGTCTTCCGTCCAAAGATCTCATCGTAAAACCGGCTTCATTTAATTTTTTAGCCATAATATGCTATTCAGTTATTTCTTTATTTATTTATCCGTTTATTTAGATTGATTGTATAATTTATATAAATCTGCTTGATTAAGCTTTCTAAAAGCATCCTTAGGCTCATAAAAAGGAATAAATTTCCATTCGCTGTATTCAACCATTCTAAATCTATCGACTTTTTCGATTAAATATTTTCTGTAACCAAAATTATAATTTGCTCCATTTTCCCTATTAAAAACTTTTAAAAGAGATTGTCCTCCCCCTGATTTAATAAGAGAGATAAATCTTTTATTAAAAGCTTCTTTGTTATTTTCTGTAAGATTCTCTACATTTTTGAAAAAATCATAGAATGTATCGTAAAATGACCCTAGGAAAGATAATCTTGCATCTGGGGGAAGGGTATTTAAATTTATCCCTGTAAAACTTCCTCTATCGATATTCATGCAAAATACAAGAGGAACTAAATCTGTATATTTTACTTGACCAGATTTTAACTGAACAATAGCATCTGGTCCTCTGTAGATAAAGGTATAAATAAATCCCGGAACCGGATAGCCTCCATTTCGTGTAGCAATAACAGATTCCTGGTCGGT